TGTATGAGGCCTATGTCGGTCCGATCCCGCATGGTTTGCAACTTGACCACAAGTGCCGCGTTACTTCGTGCGTAAATCCAGATCATCTTGAGCCAGTAACCTGCCGAGAAAATTTACTGCGTGGCGTAACGTTGGCTGCCGCAAATAACACAAAGACGCATTGTCCTGAGGGCCACTCATTGGCGAACGCCTATGTTGATGGCCGTGGTGGCAGAAGTTGCCGCATGTGCCGAACCGAAGCTGTGCGGAGGTACCGCGCCTCGCGGAAGGCTGTTTAGTAAATGGCGGCAATAACCCGCCTTTCCGTTGACGGCTATGGAGCCCGTCGAACTGGTAGTTTTGCTGGCAAGGAAGGCACGACTGCATCTGTTGCAGGCTACGATTACTGGCGGAAGAAGCCAAAGCGCCGCAAAGTAATCATCGACGGCCTAACGTACCTAGTAACCCCCCAAGAAGAAGCCGCGCTCCTACAGAAGTTCATCGACTCCATAGAGCGCAAGTTACAACAAGAGCCGGAACCGAAAGTAACAAAGCCAGCTCGAAAGAAAGCAAAGGCGGTCGCCAAGCAGTCCAGCGAACTAGAGCAAAGATTAAACCGCCTAAAGATTCACCTGGCCCTGTTAGCCGAAGAGTCCGCCAGAGAAGCGGCTCACATCCAGGCAACGATAGAGGCAATCGAAAGACGCAACCAAGAAGCTAGAGCAGCAATCCTCAGGCAGTACGAGGACGAGGCGATAGCGTTGATATTGGCGGTTGCTTGATTTATTCGAAAATTAATCAAGAGGTAATCAAGTTATGGACCACGGCGGCTACCGTAAAGGCGCTGGCCGTAAACCCGGCAGCAAGACAAAGAAACGCGCTGAAGAAGCGATAAAGGCGGCTGAGGAAGGCATTACTCCGCTTGCTTACATGCTCAACGTACTCCGCAACGAAGCAGAGACACCAGAGCGTAGGTCATGGGCAGCAGAGAAGGCAGCGCCATACATGCACCCACGACTCAACGCCACCACCATGACTGGCCCCAATAACGGCCCGCTACAAGTCGAGATTGTCCGCTTTGCGGATCAAACTTCCGAATAACTGGAAGCCCAGAGACTACCAGTTACCGGCTTGGGCGTATCTTGAGAAAGGCGGAAGGCACGCTGAGCTAATCTGGCACCGCCGCAGCGGTAAAGACGAGATCGCGCTACACCGCACAGCCGTAGCAGCGTTTGAGCGTGTCGCAGGTTACTGGCACATGCTCCCCGAAGCAGCCCAGGCACGTAAAGCAATCTGGGACGCGATCAACCCCCACACCGGGAAACGCCGTATCGACGAAGCATTCCCGCTTGAGCTACGCGAGACGACGCGCGAGCAAGAGATGATGATCCGTTTCAAGAACGGGTCAACGTGGCAGGTAGTGGGTAGCGACAATTTTAACTCGCTAATCGGCTCGCCCCCTGCTGGGGTTGTCTTCTCCGAGTGGGCCTTAGCCGATCCTTCGGCTAGAGCTTATCTCCGTCCAATCCTGACCGAGAATAACGGCTGGTCGCTTTACATCACGACCCCACGTGGTAACAACCACGCCAAACGGACGTTCGACGCAGCAAAGAAAGAGCCTAACGCATTCGCCCAGCTCTTAACGGCACTCGACACGAAAGTTTTTACGCCAGAGCAGTTAGAGCAGGAACGGCATCAGTACGTCGCAGACTTCGGCAAGGACGAGGGCGAAGCGTTATTCGCACAAGAGTACATGTGCAGCTTTTCCGGTGCCGTGGTGGGCGCGTACTTCGCCTCGGAGCTTGCCGAGCTTGAGAGAGGTAAGCGTTTAACCCGAGTCCCCTACGACAAGGCGGCTTTAGTGGATACCGCCTGGGACTTAGGCATCGACGATTCTACCGCTATCTGGTTCATCCAGCGGGTAGGCCGAGAGATTCACATCATTGACTACTACGAGTCATCCGGCGTTGGACTCGACCACTACGTCAAGATGCTGAAAGAAAAACCGTACATCTACGGCGAACACCTGTTACCCCATGACTCCGAGGCCCACGAGTTAGGGACAGGCGTAAGCCGGATAGAGACGCTACGAAACCTGGGACTCAAGGCGACAGTGGTCAAGCGCTTGAGTGTGGGCGACGGCATCCACGCCACAAGATTGTTACTCGCTAAAGCCTGGATCGACAGCGAGAAGTGCGAGAGGGGTTACGACGCCCTGAAGCAATACCGCAGGGAATGGGACGAGAAGCTAAAGACGTTCAAGAACCGTCCCGTCCATGACTGGACTTCGCACGCCGCCGACGCGCTTCGTTACTTCGCGGTAGGCATTAATCAGTTTTCCGATCAGGACTTCTTCAAGCCATTGAAGTATGACAATAGGGGCATCGTATGAGCATTCGCCAGCAAAGACAGATAGACGATCTTTTGCGCCGGGTCGAGGCGCTTGAGCACGCTCACAGGGTTGGTATGGCCGTTAAACTCGCTGCTGATATGAAAGAAACAGCTAGGGTGATTAGGGAGAACTTGCCAGAGAAGCGTAAGCCAGGCCGTCACAAACAGGTACACGAATCGGCGCATGCCTAAGCTAACCAAAGACGACCTGCTATCCATCATCGAAGCGCACGAGCGCGACGCGATAGGCTCGGAGCAGGGCGACCTAAGCAACCAGCGAGCCGAAGCCCTAAAGCGTTACTTCGGTGAACCGTATGGTGATGAGGTAGAAGGTCGGTCTTCCGTCGTCTCGAAGGACCTGGCCGAAGCCGTTGACTGGATCATGCCCAGTCTCATGCGCGTTTTCCTGGCGTCGGACGACTTCGTGAAGTTCGACCCCGTAGGACCGGAAGACGAGAAGGCCGCACAACAGGAGTCAGACTATGTGCGGCACATCATGCTCAAGAAGAACCCAGGCTTCTGTTGGCTGCATGACTGGTTTAAAGACGCGCTGCTACTCAAGAACGGCTATGTAAAGCGTTACTTCGAGAAGTACGAAACCACCAAGCACGAGACCTACGCCAACCTAACGGCTGATGAGCTGTTGCTGACCATGCAAGACCTTGAGTCCTCGGGTGATGAGATCAAGGTAGTGGGTCAGCGGGTGGAAGAGACAAAAGACGACATGGGCAACGTCGTTCCGGTCTACGAGATCAAGGTACGCAGGACCAACAAGAAGGGCAAAATCTGCATCGAGGGCATTCCCCCCGAGGAAATCCGCATCTCACGTCGGGCAAGAGGCGATATCCAGAAAGCCCCGTTTGTGCAGCACGTCACGACAAAGAAACGATCCGAGCTGATCGAGATGGGCTTACCCAAAGCCTTTGTCGATGAACTTCCGACTTGGGTCGATACCCGAGAAGCAGAGGAAATCTCGCGCGATTCCGTCTCGGATGAGAACAACTCCGAGAATTCATCCGTAGATCGCTCTACAGACGAGATCGAGTATACCGAGTCATGGATACGGGTTGACTGGGATAACGACGGCATAGCCGAGCTTAGGCAGATTGTGCGTGTCGGTAACAAGATTCCCGAAGGCGAGGAGTGGAATCAAGAAGTAGACGAGATTCCAATCTCCTACCTGACACCGAATCGTTTGCCGCATCGGCATGTGGGCATGGGGCTGAACGATGAACTAGCAGACATCGCCCAGATCAAGACAGTGCTGTGGCGTCAAATGCTCGATAACACCTACCTGCTTAACAATGTCGAGTGGTTGGTTAACGAGCGGGTGAACCTGTCTGATTTCCAGACATCGAGGCCGGGTGGGTTGAAGCGCATAAAGGGCTTAGACCCAATCCTAGACGCCGCTAAGCAGGTTGATAAGCAGCCGATTATCCAACACGTCCTCCCGGTCCTAGACTACATGGACACGGTTAAGGAAAACAGAACCGGTGTTGGCCGGAACGTGATGGGGTTAGACCCCGACACGCTTAAGAAAACGACCGAAGGGGCTGCGAGACAGGCCCTACAACAGGCCAACGCCAAAATAGAGATGATCGCGCGTCTATTCGCTGAGACTGGCGTTAAAGACGTGGCGTTAGCTGTGCATGCGTTAGCGATTAAGCACATGGATAAGGCCGAGATAGTGCGCTTGCGTAACGAGTGGGTGCAGGTGAGGCCCACGGAGTGGCGTGAACGCACGGATATGACCGTATCGGTTGGTCTTGGGACGGGATCGGTCGAGGAAGTGCGCTCGAATCTCCTGTTGATGTGGAAAATACAGCAGGAGGCAGCGGGAGCCGGTGTTGTCGCGCCGAAAGATGTCTATAACCTGGCCGAGAAGCTATCGGACAACCTGGGATTCAAGGAACAGGGCGTGTTCTTCACCAGCCCCGATAGCCCAGAATCCCCGACCAAGCAGCAGCCACAATCCGATCCGCTCGTGGAAGCAGAGAAGATCAAGGCCGAGGCAAAAGCACAGGTTGAACAGCTCAAAGCCCAGCTAACCGACCTCAAGGAATCGCTGCATCATCAACACGAAATGCACAAGCTTGAGTTTGAGAAGTGGAAGTTCGAGCAGGAACACGCACTCAATACCGCAAAGGCTGAGATCGAAGCGGCAAATAACTCTGTCCCCGCTGATCTCGGAGAGCCCGGAATTGGAACCGAGACGAAACAAGAGCCAGCACGTATCAGCATTGCCGAACTACAGGAAGTATCCCAGGCGGCCAGTAACGGCAATCAACAGCTTGCCGAGCAATTAGCGATGCTGGTTCAGCAGAATCAACAGATATTGCAAGTAGTGGCCGAAGCCATGACCAGACCACGTAATATCGTTCTGCAAAAGGACAAAGACGGAAGGCCGATAGGGGCCACGAGTACTATTCAATAACCTGCTACCCCAACGGGGCGCTGGAGGATGTAAATGCGTAACCAACTCGAATCCGAACGCCTACGCGGCGCCGACGTAAAGCAGCTCCTCGAAAACAAGTACCTGAAAGAAGCCTTCGACGCCGCTGAAAAGTCCATCCTTTCCCAAATGGACGAGGTAAGCCTACGGGACACAGACATGCACACCCGTCTGATCCTCGCCAAGAAGACGATCAACAGCGTCAAGCGCTACCTGCAACAAGTGATCGAAACCGGCGAGATGGCGGATATACAGTTGAATGAGCCGAACCGGGTGCAGAGGTTCTTTAAGCGATGACTAAGTGGAAACTTTTAGAAGAAGATTATATCTCGTTTCATGAGCCAGTATACATGTCAGAGGACGAGATTGTTTCTGTATACCAACGTATAGACGGATCGTGGACAGTTACTTGGTCACCATTTATTCACAAAAATATAAATCTAACTAGAGAACAGGCTTTCGCTTTTGCAGAAGAAAAGCACGCTGAGATTTCTCGTTCTCGATTAGGCGCGGAAGTTCTTTAAGCGATGAAAGTTAAAGATCTGGTAAAAGTCCTCAAGAAGCTGCCGCAAAACAAACAAGTCGCCATATTCTACGACGGCGCGGCGCGCGGTGAAGTCGAAGGGATCGTAGACGGTAGCGATGTTGTTATCGTCGCCGAGTGGTCCGTTTACAGAAAGACATTTCCAGAAGACACGATTGTGTACGTGTGCGGCGAGACGCCGAAGCCTCGTACAGTTTGGCAGAAGTTTTTTAGACGTTAACAGTTTCGCCACTGTCGTGAGACAGCGGCAACCCCTAGACATCCCGTCTAGGGCCGACAACGCATCGCGGGGATTTAGCTATCTCCGCGTGCTCATGGAGTAAACATGCCTGAAGCTACCCCCGAAGGGGGCGCTCCTCAGTCTATTCATGATCGCCTTACGGCAATCTTGGACGCTGAAGAAGCCACCCAAACGCCAGAAGCGAAACCCGAAGCAGTAAAGCAAGAGAAGCAAACCGATGAAGCGGTAACGCAAGAATCGGAAACCGTTGAAGCGCAAGCCGAGACGGAGGAACAGCCCACGGAAACAGAGGCCGAGGCTGACGCCGAGAGTACGGAAGAAACCCAAGAACCGCCGAAGACGCTCAAAGAGTTGTCGGAACGGTTGGGGATGGACTACGACCAGTTGTTAGAGTCCATCGCCGCCGATACCAAGATCGACGGGGAAGAAGGCCGGGTTCCGCTTTCCAAGCTACTCAAGAGCTATCAGCTAGAAGGTCATCTCAACCGCAAATCAATGGAGCTGGCGGAAGCTAAAAAAGCCTTCGAGCAGGAAGCCCAAACCCGTAAACAGCAATTCGACGAAGGTTTAGAGCAGTTACGCCAGTCTTTAACCCTCGGTAATCAATTACTCCAAGGCGAATACGCACAGATTGACTGGGCGTCTCTTGAGAAAAGCGACCCCGTTCAATACCTGAGCCTTAGAACTAAGTTCGAGGACCGTCAACGTCAACTCTTGCAGGGTTTCCAATTCCTGCAACAGGAAGACGCGAAGCGTTCCGAGACGAGTCAAAAGGAATTCGCCAAGTACATTGAGGAAGAGGGGAAGAAGCTCGTAAACGCCGTTCCCGAGTGGGCGGATTCCAAGACCAAAGCGAAAGAGACGCAAGGGATCAAGGAATATCTGAAATCCCAAGGTTTCACCGATGCGGATGTATCGCAGGTGTATGACCACCGCTTAGTGCTTGTCGCTCGCGATGCCATGCGCTACCGCGAACTAAAGTCAAAGCAGCCGGTTGTCACCAAGAAGGTCAACGAAGCCCCCAAGCTCGCGAAGCCCGGCGCGCAGAAATCTTCGGCAGATAACGAAAAAGCTGTTTACCTGGAACAACGCAAGCAGCTCAAGAAAACGGGGAAAATTCCTCGTGGGCTGCTCGAACGATTTGTTTGAGGTAATCAATGGCACAGCCTACCAATACCTTTAGCTCGTATGACGCGGTTGGTAACCTCGAAGACCTGACCAACATCATCTACGACGTATCCCCGACCGAAACGCCGGTCATGAGTGCTTTGCCGCGCGTCAAAGCGACAGCTGTTAAGCACGAGTGGCAAACCGACTCGCTCGCCGCCGCATCCGCTGCTAACGCGGTGATTGAAGGCGACGACGCGACCACGGACGCCAGCACCGCGACGACCCGTTTGGACAACCGCTGTCAGATCATGGACAAGGTGGCCCAGGTCACCGGCACCCAGGAAGCGGTGTCGAAAGCCGGCCGTAAGTCTGAGATGGCCTACCAGATGGAAAAGCGCATGAAGGAACTAAAGCGCGACATCGAAGCGGCGATCACCGACAACGGGGCGTATGTAGCGGGTAACGACACGACCGCGCGTGAGCTGGCCGGTATACCGGCTTGGCTGACGACCAACACCAGCGCCGGTGCTTCCGGTGCCGACCCCGTAACCATCGGCTCTACGGCTCGCACTGA